GGCAAAACCGATGTGGGGGCTTACTGTGGCTCTCACCTTGCTAGGTTCGGCCTTCCTGATTCTGATGTTCGACCTTCTATTGGGTCCTCCACTGTTGTCTGGGATCGTGCTACGTCAGGTTGGGTTGTGGCTCTCACGTCTCGTATGAATCGGGACGTGGTACAGCCCAAATACTTTGAGAACGGGTTCGTCCCAGCAGGTTCAAGCCACCGTCCATTCATCCCAGACCGTGAGATAGAGAAAGACGGCTGGCGCGTCTCTGACCAGATTCTCAAGCTCAAGAATGGTTCGATCATCGGTTTCAAGGCCGTCGCAGACGGCAGAGCGACCTTCCAGGGCGCAGGCAAAGACTGGATTCATTATGACGAAGAGCCCGAAAAGCAAGTCTATACTGAATCTACGCTCCGTATTGAGGCGGGCCGACGCCTACGCATTTTTGGCACCTGCACACTTCTCCCGCCAGAAGGCCAAATCGGGGGTGTTACCTGGGTCTACACCGAGATCGCCAAGCCCATTCTCGACGGGAAGCCCTCCCGCGCCCGTATCTTCCAAGCCTCCATCTACGACAACGCCCATCTTCCTATGGAAGAAATTGCCCTTCTTGAGGCCAAATACCCCGAAGGGTCCACCGAAAGGCGTATTCGTCTGGATGGGGAGCTTCTTCCTGGTCTTACTGGTTCTCGTGCTTATGGTGCTTTCCATTACGGGATACATGTGGTCGAAAATATGGTCCTGGAGTCTCGCCGTCCCCTTTGTTGGGCGCTAGACTTCAATGTGGCCCCCATGGTCTCGATCATAGGACAACGAAGTGGCAGAATCTTTCGTGTTCTGCGTGAACTCATTCTCGAAGAAGGCTCCGTGCCTGACATGGGCAAGCTGTTTCGTTCCAATTACCCCAACCACAGAGCCGAACTCTGGGTCTTCGGAGACTCCACCGGCAAATGGCGGGACGGACAGACTGCCAAAACCGACTACGCTCTACTGCTCAATGAACTTCGTGGTTACAATGTCCCGGTTAAGCTGCGGGTGCCTGAAACTAACCCGCGTGTCCCTGATCGAGTCAACGCAGTCAACCGAGCCCTCAGGGACGAATACGGTGAGATAGGCGTCCAGATAGACCCTTCCTGCGAAGAACTCATAGCCGACCTCGAAGGCGTCCTTAGGGACCCCAAAGGCGGCATCAAAAAGACCCATAACCCGGATGACATCTATGCTCGCCGTACACACACTTCAGATGCGCTTGGGTATTGGATAGCCCAGGAGCAGCCCGTGACCTCCGGGTCTCTTGCCTCCCGTCCCCGTGACCCCCGCTCCGGCCCTTCTAAAATGAAGTTGCCTGGCTATGCCTTCTCAAGTTGATTTGCCTTTCTGTAAGTATTGCTTTAAGTCCCTCCCTGCCTCTTTTCAGGGTTTTGACATCTGTGCCTGGTGCCTCAAAGCCCAGGTGGACTACGAAGCCCGCCCTAAGATGCGTCTCCCCTCCTACCAGACCTCTCTTGCCGCCCTAGACGAGAAACATGGCCGAAGAACTGATCGCTGAATTTCCTGAGTCCCAAGAAGACTTTCTTGAACCTGCCGATGCCTGGATGTCCGGGGACGAATCTGTTGCCCCATACGACACCCTCAGTGTCGTCCAAGCGGTCCTCGCGTGTATGGACGAGTCCGAGGAAGCCCGCAGGCAGCGTGACGAACTCAACCAGATCAATTTTGACGCCTACCACTGTCGCCAGGACAATTCCGGCAAGATGAAGGGCCAATCCCGCGAGTTCCTGCCCAAAACCCCCATGGCCCTTGAGCAATTCGCCGCGTTTATTCGCAAAGGTGTTTCGGCAGAAGACTATTTCTCTGTAGAAGTGACCCCGGACCCCCTGATCGTCCAGGGGCCTCTCAGTGAGGCGGGCATTGTCAAGCTCATGCGCCATCGCCTCGAAGACCCCTCCCAGATTGCTCCAGGATGCCTCGATTTCCCCACCGTGATTGAAGATGGTGTGAAGACTGGGGGCCTTGGTGCGCTCTTTGTCGCCAAAGTCTGTGGTCGATTCGTGCCCACCCGCCGCCCCGTGGTCCGCACCACCATGGAGCCCACTTTTCAAACCGATCCCATGACCGGGCAGCAGTTCCCCGCCCAGATGCCCAAAGAGACTCTGGAGATCGAGGAAGGCCGTGTCTGGCGTCTCTGCGTGGAGCTTGTCCGCCCCGAGGACTACTACCCAGACCCCACCGGTCGTGGTCTCTATGAGATCGAGAAAACACGGCTCGACCTCCACGAAGTCATAGAACGCTCCGAAGGGGACTACCCTGAGTTTGACCCAGAGGCCGTCCGTCTCCTGGCCGAAGAGGCCACCCATTTCTCAGATGGGGAGACCGAAGCCCACTTAGAGCGCGAGACCGACCAGCCCACCGCCCAGCCCCCCTCCTTCCGCAAGGAAGTCGAGGTCTTGACCTACTTCGGAACGATTCTCGATTCTGATGGCAGTGTCGCCGTGCGGACCGAAGAAGACGGCACACAAACCCCTCTCCGCAATGTCCGCTGCTCAATTGCCAACCGCAAGTATCTGATACGCCGCCCCGAGCCCAATCCCTACTGGCACCAGGAGTCCGGTTTTGTGGTAGCCCCCCTCCTCCGTGTCCCCTTCTCCACCTTCCACAAAGCCCTTTTCGATCATGCCGTCCGTCTGAATATTGCCCAGAACGAACTCTTCAATCTGATGCTCGACGGCGGTATAGGGTCTGTGTGGGGCGTCCGTCAAATCAAGCTTGGGGCGCTGGAGAACCCCGAAGACTTTGATGATGGTATCCCGCAGGGCGCAGTACTCAAGCTCAAGGATGAGTTCCCAGACGGCCAGCCCGCCATGCAGCAACTCGCAACAGGTGTAGTCCCTCCTGACGCGATCCAGATGTACCAGCTTCTCGACCGCGAGTTCTCCTCTGCGACCATGCTGAGCGACACGGCCAAAGGCATGACACCCCGCAAGGACGTAAGCGCCACAGCCGTTGCTTCCGCCGACCAGGCTACGTCTCTCTTCTTCGATTCCATCATAGCCGCGGTCGAGCGCAATATCATTGAGAGGATTCTTCGTCTTGCCTGGCTCACCATGCTCCAGAATTGTGACGACTGGAACGAAGAAGACGTTGTAGGCTGTATAGGTCCCGACGCAGCCCAGATGCTTCAGCAGATGTCCGCTGCCATGCGGTACGCGACCTACGCGCAAGGTGCCCGCTTCCGTGTCCACGGCGTCTCTACGATGGTAGCCCGCACCCGCGAGTTCCAGAAGATCATGTCAGTCATTGCTGCCATCGCCCAGAACCCCATGCTCATGCAGACCTTCTTCCAGAATGCGAGTCCTCAGAAGCTTCTGAACCATCTTCTCCAGTCTCTCAACCTGAATCCTGAAGACTTCAAGATGACCCCAGAGGAGCAGAAGACCCTTCTCGACCGCCAGCAAGAGCTTGGTTTCTTTATGGGCGGAGCCCAGGGAGCCCAGGGCATGCAACAGCAACAAATCCCCGGTGTGACCACCGAGCCCGGCTCTCCGACCCAGCAAGTGCAGGGCGAAATCTCCCAAATGAACCAAGTACCCCAGGGGCTCTAATGTTACAGGATCGCTATGAAGACCTCGACCAGTGCCTTGCCGATTATGAGTCTTGGTATCTCGCCAACCAGTCCCGTGTGGTCAACCCTGAGCAGTGCCTTCAGTTTCTCCATCTCTCGTCAAATGGCCTCCTCTTCCTCTTACATGGCCTTCGGAGCGAACTTGTGAATCTTCGCGGCAACCGAACCAATGTTGAAGACCTCGACAAAGCCCTGAATGAGCATACACAGTGGTACATCCAGAACCATGACGCTATTGTGGATGTCGTTCCCATGTTGCACTTCCTCAAGAAGTCCATGGATGACCGCCTCTGGATCACACATCTTCTGCGGGACGAACTCCGCCAGGCCGAACAGCGCGAAGCTCTAGACTCTGGCCTCTGGCTCCCACCCTCCCTCCGCCCATGAATGAATTTGCCCTTTTCACCGAGCTAGCCACCGAGCGTACCGAGCACATCCTCAAAACCCTCGTGGTAGCTCACAACAATGGCACCCTGACCCCTCAGCAAGCCCTCTCCGGCGTAGCGACCATCGCAGCCCTCCGGGGGCTCCTCTCTGACCTTCAGGCCCGCCTCAAACGTAAGGAATAGCCCGTGCCCGAGGAAGAACTCCCGACTGGCGAAGAATTAGAGGAACCGTTAGACCCTGGCGAAGACGCCCCTACCGAACCTCGCATGGTCATCCGACGCTTTAATGGGGATGACTACGAGATGCCCGAGCACCTTGCCCGTGTCTGGGATGAGCGCAATACGTCTTTCGAGCGCCGCCTGGATGAGCAAGCCCGTCGTATCCGTAGCGAACAGCCCCCACCCCAGCAACAGCGACAGGAACCCCGTACCCAACAGAACTGGACCGACGAGGACGCCGAATGGTATGGCTCCCCCTCGCAGGTCTGGGCTCGCAAAGAAGCCCAGCTTCGCCAAGAGTTCGATCAACGTCTTTACCTTGAGGAACAGCGCCGTGCCTTCTGGTCCGACTTCTGGACCGAGCACAGCGACCTCCGAGGCAAGGAATTGGTTGTCCGGGCTGTCTTTAATGAATCCCTTCCGGCTATGCGTGACATGTCCCCCGAGGAAGGCAGACGGTATACCGCAGAGAAGGTCCGCGAGATGATAGGTGATACTCGCCCCCAGACCTCTCGCCGCCAGCTCTCCGATAGGCAAGTCACCTCTGAGCCCTCTCGTCCTCCCGGACCTACACGCCGCACTCCCCCTCCCGACGAGGGACCGAAGACCCTGGCAGACACCATACGTGCTGTCCAGGAGTCCAAGCGCCGTGCCTCACATCTCGATCTTACCAGGACTAAATAAATGCCTAC